GGAGGCGGGAAAACAGACGGCGTGTTAGGAAAATATGCTGTCAAAGCCGCTCTCTATGGTTCTGGCTTCAACGCTCTGTTCTGCCGTCGCGAGCTGCCGATGCTTGACGACGCGATCGAGCGCAGCAAGGAAATCTACGGCAAGATCGGTGCTGGCTGGAATGATCAGAAAAAAACATGGACATTCCCCGGTGGTGGCCGCCTTCGCTTCCGCCCGCTGGAGCGAGTGCAGGACGCCGACAAGTATCAGGGCCAGAACGTCTCAGACGCCTGCATAGAAGAGGCCGGCATCTATCCGGACCCTAAGCCCATCGATCGACTCTTCGCCATCCTGCGCTCTGCCAAGGGCGTTCCTACGCAATTGATCCTGACAGGCAACCCCGGCGGTGCTGGTCAGAGCTGGATCAAGCAGAGGTATATCGATCCCGCGCCCATGGGGATGCAGCCGCTGTCGCGATTGCTGCCAAACGGCAAGACGCATCGCTTCGTATTCATTCCGTCGCGCATCCAGGACAACAAGCTCCTGATGAACAACGACCCGGAATATATCAACAACCTGTACCTGGTCGGCTCCGAAGCGTTGGTGAAGGCTTGGCTTGATGGGGACTGGAACGCCGTCGAGGGCGCTTTCTTCGACTGTTGGGACACGGGCAAGCATATTGTCAGGCCTTTCGCCATTCCTTCGGATTGGATGCGGTTCCGGTCAATGGACTGGGGCTCTGCTCGTCCGTTCTCGGTCGGTTGGTGGGCTATTGCGTCAGAGGACTACCCGACGCCTACGGGCGTCATTCCTCGGGGCGCTCTGGTCCGCTACCGCGAATGGTATGGCTGCAAACCGGGAGAGCCTAACACCGGCCTGAAGCTCACGGCTGAAGAGGTCGGGCAAGGCATCCTGAAGAGAGAGCAGGGCGACAAGATCACCTACGGCGTGCTCGATCCGGCGGCATTCGCAGAGGATGGAGGCCCGTCGATCCACGAGCGTTTAAGCCGTGCCACTGAGTACAAGGTCACCTTTCGCAGGGCCGACAACAAGCGCGTATCCCAAATGGGCGCACTTGGCGGGTGGGATCAGATGAGAGCCAGGATGAAAGGTGACGGTGAACGGCCGGCGCTGTTCGTCTTCTCCACCTGCGTGGATTTCATACGCACGATCCCGATCCTGCAGCATGACCCTGACAGGCCCGAAGACTTGGACACGGAATCGGAAGATCACGTCGCTGACGAGGCGCGCTACGGCTGCATGTCGCGGCCATATGTGCCGGTTGTCGAAGTGACCAAGCCGAACACCATGAACGACTATCGTTCTCGCAATAACGAAGATTCCGCTGGAGATTGGGTTAGCTACTGATGGCAAATCAAATGGCAAACGCTGTCGCCAGCGCTCCGGGATACTCCGCTCAAGGCGCCGACCACAGCAAGCGGAAGCGCGAGTACCTGAACTACCTCGACGTCAAGCAGAACGAGATCCGCGAACAGCAGAACGCCCGTCGATATTATCATTCCGTCCAGTACACCAAGAAGCAAATCGAAATCTTCAACAAGCGCAAGCAGCCTGTTGTCACGTACAACCGCATTGCGCGCAAGATCAACGCTCTCGTCGGGCTGCTGGAACGCCAGAGGCAAGACCCGCGTGGGTATCCTCGCACGCCAAAGCACGAGGAAGGCGCCGACATTGCGACCGCTGTCCTTCGCTATGTGTGTGATGAACAGGTGTGGTCAGCCAAATCTATGGTCGGCGGCCTCAATGGTTCCGTCGATGGCCTGGGCGGCGTCGAGATCATGCTCGAGCGCGGCGACGTTGGTGACGTTGAAGTAGGGCTCGAGGAGGTTGACCCGTCATCCTTCTTCTATGACCCACGCTCCCTCAAGGCGGATTTCTCCGACGCTCGATATATGGGCGTGGCGAAATGGGCCGACGTCGATGCGACGATTGCGCTCTTCCCGGACAAGGAGGAGGAAATACTAGCCTCCGTCGACACCGGCACCGAGCTTACCAGCGATCCCGACAGTGATCGTGTGTGGTTCATGCAGACCGACACGCGCAAGCAGCTTCGCATCGTTGATCACTGGTACATGGTCGGCAATGAATGGCGGTATTGCATCTACACCGGCGCCACGGTGCTGGCTGAAGGTGTCAGCTACCTGAAGGACGAGAAGAAGCGCTCGATCTGCAAATACGTCATGTACTCCGCTGCAGTCGACCAGGACGGCGACCGCTACGGCTTCGTGCGCAACATGCAGTCCAGCCAGGACGAGATCAATCAGCGCCGGTCCAAGGGCCTCCATACCCTCAACAGCCGCCGCATCATCACGGCTTCGAACGATGGCAAGGACATCGAGCAGATACGCCGCGAGGCAGCACGGCCCGATGGCGTGATCCAGTATCCGGTTGGCACAGAGCCTCCAGTGTTCGATGACGCTGCCAAGAACGCCGAATTGCAGGGCCAGCTTGCCTTCCTCGAGGATGCCAAGAACGAGATCGAGAACTACGGCTTCAACCCGGCTCTAGTCGGGCAGGGCGTGGACAAGCTCTCCGGTCGGGCAATGCAGTTCCAGCAACAGGCTGGGATTGCCGAGCTTGGCCCGTATCTCCTGTCGTTCAAGAATTGGAAGCTTCGGGTTTACCGGGCGATCTGGTGTGCTGTGCAGGAGCACTGGACCGGAGAGCGCTGGATTCGCGTGACTGACGATGACGACGTTGCGCAGTTCCTTGCCATCAACCAGATAGGCACTGATCCGCGAACCGGGTTGCCGGCGCTGGTCAACTCTCTCGGCTCCTTGGATGTCGATATCATCATCGACGAAGGTCCGGACACCATCAACCAGCAGCAAGAGGTCTATGACACACTAACGCTGCTCGTTCAGAACGGCCAGCCAGTTCCGCCAGAACTGATCATCGAGGCGTCCAACCTTCCCGGCAAGGCCAAGAAGAAGCTCACGGACATTCTCGAGCAGAAACAGCAGCCGAACCCGCTGGCGCAAGCCGGAGCACAGGCAGAGCTTCAGGAAACGGTCGCCTCGGCCAAACTGAAGGAAGCTCAAGCCATCAAGGCGATGGCCGATGCTCAAGCCGCTACGCAACCGCAACCCGGCAGCCCGGGCCCGACAATGCTCGACGCCGAAGAGGCCATGGCCACCATCCGCAACAAGGATGCCAACACGGCCAAGACGATTGCAGAGACCGAGCGAACCCGCGTCGAGACCGCGCTGAAGCCCGCCGAAGTGGCGCACCAGCAGCGAGAGGACGAGCTCGGCCGAGAAGAGAGATTTGCGATGCACAAGGACCAGCTATCCAACGCACCGCAATAAAGGAGCCGCCATCCTCAAGGGCGATCTCGGGCGCTGATCCCGTTCATCAGCAGAGTGCCGCCGACTGACGGGCGAACTAAGCCGCCGCCAGGCTCAAGGGCGATTCGTGAAACCTCCCACGACATTGGAGACATGCAACAATGGCCGATCTTTCGGACAGTGACATTTTCGATTCCGTCGTTTCGGGCAATCCCGCTCCGGAACCACAACCCGAGCCAACACCTCAGCCGTCACCGCAGCAGCGCGACGACAGCGGACGTTTCACCAGCCAGCAGGCAGACCCGCCAGCGCAGCCGGTAGCCCCCGTTGTGGAACCGCAGCCCAACGCCCCAGAGCAGCCCGTCAGCAACGGCAATGCTGTTCCGGTAGGCGCGGTGCAGGCAGAGCGCGAGAAGCGTCAAGAAGCGCAGCGTGAAGCTGAAGCCCTCCGGCGTGAAATCGCGGAACTCCGCGGCATGGTCCAGGCAGTTCGCCAGCCAACGCCGCAGCCACAGCAGGAAAAGCAGCCGGTCTCGATCTTCGAGAATCCGGACGAGTACCTGCAATCCCAACTCACCCCGGTTCAGCAGACCGTTCAGGAACTGCGGGAAGAGCTTTGGGAATCCAGAGCAGCAGGCATCCACACTCAGGAAGCCGTCGACGCCGCGAAGGAAGCCGCCAACGCTCTGGCGGGCACTCCACAAGGCAAGGCTCTGCACCAGCAGATTACGGCGGGCGGTAACCCGTTTGACAATCTGGTGAAGTGGCACAAACAGCAGCAGGCGTACGCCCGAGTAGGCAACGACCCTGAAGCATGGCTCCAATCGGAAATCGATAAGAAGCTCGCGGACCCCGCCTTCCTGGCTCAGGCCATGGAACGAGCCCGCGCAGCCGCAACACCTGTCCCCGGATCTCGCCAACCGCCCGTCACGAGCATCCCGCCCTCTCTGTCCCGTCTTCCGGCCGGTGGTAACGCACCGCCAGCAGGCGATCAGAGCGATGCGGCGCTGTTCTCTTCCGTCACGTCAAGCCGCCGCGGATAAGATCCGCCTCGGCAGCACTCTGGAGCGAGCCAAATGGCACTCACGCAGAACCATCCGAACAACGAACTGATCAAATTCCGCACAGACGTCGCCTATGACTTCCTGCGGGCTTCCCGGTTCGACCCCTACATGGGCGCTGATAGCACGTCTATCATCGTTCGCATGAATGACCTCGAAGCAGACGGCAAGGAAATCCGCGTCCCTCTGGTCACTCAGTTGACCGGCGACGGCGTCGGCGCTGGCACGCTGCGAGGCAAGGAAGAGCAGATCGACAGCTACGGCATGCCGCTCTGGGCAGACTGGGCACGTAACGCTGTTGCCAACAACCGCGCATCGAACAAGGAATCGTCCTTCTCGGTCCGCTCAACTGCGCGCAGCCTTCTGCGTGGCTGGTCCAAGCGCATTGTCCGCGATGACCTCGTAGACATGCTGCTGTCCATCCCGACTGCCAGCATCCAGTCGGGCCGGCTCAGTGAACCGGGCAACCGCGTCAACGGCATTCGTTGGTCGGCAGCTTCCGCAGCCAACAAGAACTCGTGGGTTACCGCGAACTACGACCGCGTTGTGTTCGGGTCGCAGATCTCGAACTACTCCACGACCTTCGCGACCGCTGCGGCAAACGTCGACTCCACCAACGACAAGATGACCGCTGCTGTCGGCAACTTGCTGAAGGATCAGGCCAAGGCAACCGGAGTAGACCCGAACAACCCAGGCACCTACAACGGACGTCCGAAGATCAACCCGTACATGATCGAAGACACCGATCAGGAATGGTACGTCTGCTTCCTAGGTTCTCGCGCGTTCCGCGATCTTCAGGCTGACCCGGTCATGTACCAGGCCAACCGTGACGCTCGTGAGCGTGAAAAGAACCCGGAGAAGACGAACCCGATCTTCAACGGCGGGAGCTTGGTCTACAACGGCATCATCTACAAGGAAGTCCCGGAAATCACCACGCGCCTTCTCCTGAAGGGCATCGGTGCTGCCTCGATCGACGTCGAGCCGGTTTTCCTCTGCGGTCAGGGCGCCTTCGCCTACGCCACAGGTCAGATGCCGCGTCCGACGCAGCTTGAAGATGGCGACTATGACTTCGTTACCGGTATGGGCATCGAAGCACAGTACGGTGTCGGCAAGATCGCAAAGGCTCCCCTCGCCAAGGGCGCCAGCGCAACTCTCGGCGATCTCGTCGATTGGGGCTGCGTGACCGGCTTCGTCTCCGGCGTTGCTAACGCTTAACAGCCGAGAGCCGGTTAGCGCCGGCTCTCTCCCTTTTCCATCAACAATGAAGGAGATCGGCAATGGCTGATCGTGTGGCATATACCCAGCCTCAGGTGGGTAACCAGGGCTTTGCCCGAACCATGAAGACGCTGGGCGGCCCTCTGGCTGTCCTCGCGGCTGATGCAGCAACCGGCAACACTGTGCAGGTCATGAAGGTGCCGAAGGGCTTTGTCGCGACGGGCGTCTATCTCGCCCTGACGGACATCGACACCAACGGCACCCCGACTGTCTCTGTCACGCTCGGTGACTCCGCCGACGATGACCGCTTCGTCACGGCATCTACCATCGGCCAGGCTGGCGGCTCGACCACCACGCTTGCAGCAACGGGCCTCTACTACGAATTCACGGCGGACACGGACATCGCCCTGAAGTTCGGCACGGGCTCGGCAACGGCTGCCGCGGGTACGGTCACGACCTACCTCACCGGCTTCATGAAGTGAGGTGACCATCTGATGACGAAGGTTACCTACAAGGCCCCGAAGGGCGATGAGCGTGTGGTCGAGATGCGCGGCTACACCTTCTTCGACGGCCAGCCGGTCGATATCGAAGATGAGGCTTTCCTTGAGAAGCTGCAAACCAACCAGCATTTCGAGGTTGCCGAAAGCAAGCCCAAGGCTCCCAAGCCAGAAAGCAAGCCCAAGGCTCCGGTCGAAGGCCTGAAGGCCGTTCACATCGCTGGCGGCCGGTTCAAGATCGTCGACGGCGACAAGACGGTCAAAGAAGGCCTCAACAAGGCAGAAGCAGACTCGTTCAACGCCATGTCCCCTGAGGACAAGGCTGCATTGAACGACTGAAAACAGGAGTGGCGGTGATGGCAACACGCACAGACTTGATTACCGCCACTCTCAAATTGCTTCAGGCCGACGGCGGTATAGGCCAGACGCCAGAGGCTGAGAACGTCGAGGACATCGACGCCATCATGAATGGCGTGCTCGACGAGATGAGCGAGATCGGCGCCTATTCTCCGGACGATTACACGACCTTCGAGGACAAGTATATCGACCCGCTGGCCACGATCATCGCCTACACGGCAAATCCCTCCTATGGCGCCGCTCGTAGCGAAGACAGCCGATGGGCGGCTATTGCGCGGCTTAGATCCATGCGGCCGAGCACGTTTGTTCCCGGCTCAACGGCAGCGGTGGATTACTACTGAGATGGTCGACATCGTTTTCCCGACATCGACGGCGCCTGGTGCGCGTCCCGGCGAGGGCTCCGGCCGGCTAGTGAACTGCTACGCCGAGAAGCTCGACGATGGCGCGCGTAACAGCTTTGCGCGGCGTAGGGTTCCCGGCCTGACCTCACTCGCGTCTACGGGCTTCGCTGGCTGCCGTGGCTTCCACTTTCACAATGGCACGCTCTACGTTGCCCAGGCCGAAAGGCTGGTGAAAATCACCAAGTCCGGCGCGATCTATCTGGTGACCAATCTTGGCGCTCTGCCGGGTACCAAGCGGGTGACCTTTGCCCGCAACAACAAGGCGCCGGTACCGGATATCCTCTGCACGACAGAGAATGACACATACGTGATCAGCAGCACCCTGGCGCCGGCAAGCCTTGGCGACGGTGATCTGCCTCAGGCGGTGACTATCGACTTCATCGACGGCTACTTCGTATGGGCCATCCGCGACGGCCGGGTGTTCTTCTCCGGCATCAACGACAAGACCGTTTCGGCTCTCGATTTCGGCAAGGCGGAAAGCCATACGGGCGGAATCTATCGCGCTGTGGCCTTTGGTGAGATGCTGCTGCTCTGCGGGCCTAATGCTATCGAGTTTTGGCAGAATGCAGGCAATGCAACGGGTTCGCCGTTCTCAAGGTCCGCTGTCGTTGCGCGCGGTATCGCTGGCCCATTCGCGATTGCCGGCAATGAATACGGCTTCTCGGCCCTGATCTTTGTCGGCGATGACAATGCGGTCTATCAGCTCGATGGCGGTTATCAGCCCACGAAGATTTCCGGTCCGGATCTCGATCGGCTGATTGCAGCGACAGCGGACAAGACGACACTCGATGTCACCGTTGCGGTGACAGAGGGCCACCAGTGGGCAACGGTCTCTGGCCCGAACTTCTCCTGGACGTACGAGCTAGGAACCGGCTTCTGGCATGAACGCAAGAGTTACCTCGAGGATCACTGGCGCGGTGTCTGCTCGACGCAGGCCTTCGACGGCTGGGTGATTGGCGATCGGGCAACGGACTCGGTCTGGATGCTCAACCCGAACGAACAGAGCGAGGGCGGTCATCCGTTGATCGAAAGCCACATATCCTTGCCTGCCGTAGGCTTTCCGAACCGCGTGGCGGTTGCTCGGGCAGACTTCGACATCATCGTGGGGCAGGGCATCCCACAGGGGCAGCAGCCGATCCAAACAGACCCGGTATGCATGATCTCGTGGTCTGATGACGGTGGGAACACATTCAGCACGCCGCTCAAGCGTTCGCTCGGCCGGCTGGCGAAGCACAAGACGCCCGTGACGATCAACCGGGCAGGCATGAGTAGCCGCTATGGGCGTGTTTGGAGGATCGATATCTCTGATCCCATCTACGCCTCCATACTGGGCGGCACTATGGATGCGGCGGAGAGGGTGAACTGATGGCCAGCACGATTGCTCCACTGTCTCCGCTCCCGCCTTCCGGTCAACGGGTTCTTGAGGCCAACGGCACGATGAACCGCGACTGGTATCTCTACTTTCAACGCCTCGACCAGCATATCCGCGAGGTCGAGAAGCGCCTAACGGCCGGAGGGTTATAAATGGGCTTCCTCGGAGCGCTGACGGGCAGCGATGTTGGCAAGGCGACGAAAGCGGCAGCCAATCAGAACAAGGGTCTGATCACCGGCTTCCAGACCACCGGCAACAACATCATCAACACCGGTGAGCAGAAGTCGGGCGCGGCGCTCGATAGCGCGATCGGTGCCTATGCTCCGTGGGTCGGGACCGGAACTGACGCGAACAACCTCTATGCCGACGCTATTGGCCTGAACGGCACAGAAGGAAACGCTCGCGCTACAGGCGCTTTCCAGACCGGCCCCGGCTACGAGTTCGCACTCGATCAAGGACTTCAGGCGGCAGAGCGAGGGGCGTCCGCTGGCGGCATGCTCGGCTCCGGCAATCTGCTGACTGCACTGACCGAATACGGACAGGGGACCGCGAACAAGGAGTTTAACTCATGGCTCGATCGGCTCAATGGCGTTTCTGGTCAAGGCCTGTCCGCCGCTGGTGGTCAAGCCCAAGGCTATGGCGCAAAGGCCGATCTGTATCAAGGCACTGCTGATGACCGTCTCGGACTTGAGAGCGGCGTTACGCAGGGTCTGCTCGGCGTCAACAACCAGATTGCGCAGGCCAAGGAAGCCCAGACATCGGCCAAGGGCGGGTTCCTCGGCGGTCTGCTTAAGGGCGGCATCGGTCTTGCAACTAAGGCGGTTTCGGGAGGTCTTTTCTGATGGCTCAGATTGCAAGCCTCGTTCCCCAGAGCGTCAGCATTCCCCGGCCCGATAATTCCTGGCTGGATGGCATCGCGGAATCGCTCGGTGGCTTGGGGCAGGAACTCGGCGCCCGCAAGTCGTTCAATGCTCTCGCTGATCGGATAGGCGGTGGAAGCCCCGCAGCAGCCCCGCAGGCGGGTTTTCTGTCTCGGCTGACTGGTGGGGCTCCGCAGGTTGCAAACGCGCCTATGACGGCTCCTGTGGGGCCTGTCGACCGTGGTCCGGCACAGGGCAGCACCTACGCTCCGTTCATCGACACGATCAAGACGAAGGTCACCAATCCCTATGGATTGGCTGCCGTTGCCGCTACCGGCCGCGCTGAGAGCGGATGGAGCCCGGCGAACGCTGCTCGTTCTTGGTCTGATCCGAGCCAGTCCGGACAGGCAGGCACCGCTGGCGGCATCCTGTCTTGGCGTGCTGAACGCCTCCAGAACCTCCAGAACTACGCCCGATCCAAGGGCGAGGAGGGCAACGGCTCTCCCTCGACACAGGCCGAATTCTTCCTTTCCGAAGATCCGGGCCTGATTGACCGGCTGAATTCGGCTCAATCGCCGCAAGAAGCGCAGTCGATCATGAACAACGCGTGGAAGTTCGCAGGCTATGACCAGCCCGGTGGCGAGACGGCTCGACGGATGGCGCTGGCCCAGAACTACTACGCGAACGATTTCCGAGACGGGCAGGGCACTCCTGCCGCTGCTCCGGCTGCCGCTCCCGCTCGTGTCGCTTCCAACCTCGTGGCAAGCCTCGATCCGTCGGCCGGCATCCCCATGCCTGGTGCTACGGGCCAGATGCGCGCCTCAGATCCTGCCCAGCCGCTGGCTCCGGCCGGTCCTGCGGTAGCTGCTGCACCGTCTCCCGGTCCCTCGCTTGCACAGCCTCCTGTTGCCGCTCCTGCGCCTACTCAGGTGGCGCAGCAGGGCTCCAACATCATCGCTCCGGGCGTCACGCCAGTTACCCGCGGTTCTGTGGATCCGTCGCTCATCCAGTTCATGCTCCGCGATCCGAACCTTCGCCAGACCGGCCTTCAGCTTTGGGCGGCCAATGTGAAGGGGCAAGCCCCTACGGAACCTTGGCAGTTCGTCAATCTGCCTGATGGCACGCTTGCACGAGCGAACCAGCAGACCGGGCAGGTGGAACGACTGGGTACCTTCGCGAAGCCGCAAGACCCGA